GCGCAAGCTCTGGCCAGTTAAACATTGACGCTATAGTTGCAAATATCTTACAAGCTGATGACCAGTTGTTTTTCACTGATGCTGCAACCGATCCAACTGTAAACGGACAATTCAGAAGAAATGGAGATGATGTATTGGTATTTTCAGGTGGCGCTGTAAGAAATCTTTCAGCCAGTGTAGCTGCAACCACGTTTGCAGCACTCACCGACACCGACATTGTTACACCATCTGCAGGACAACTTCCAATTTACGATGGTGTGGATACATGGGATAACACCACAGTTTCAGGTGACATAACACTAAATGCAGCTGGAGTAGCTACGATTCCAAATGACACTGTAACATATGCAAAGATGCAAAATGTTTCTGCAACGTCCAGATTCCTTGGAAGAATTACTGCAGGAGCTGGAAACACAGAAGAGTTAACTGGGACTCAAGCTACAACATTACTTAACATCTTTACAACTTCATTGCAGGGAGTAGCTCCAGGTTCTGGTGGAGGAACTACAAATTTCTTACGAGCCGATGGAACATGGGCTGCGCCTCCTGGTGGAGCAGTTGGCGCAAATACTGCCTTGTCTAATCTTATCACTACTGCAATAAACCAAAGTCTTCTTCCAGTACCTACTGGAACACTCCATCTCGGAGGCGCATCAAATATTTGGGACGATGCGTTTGTTGAAGAGGTTCTGTTTTTCCCTGGAGCTGCAGTTGGCAATAGGGAAGCAATAATGGCAGATGCAGGAGGTATGAAATATTTAACTGAGAATGGAAACACTCATGACTTTTACATTAATGGAGATGCATTTTTTAGAATTGACGAGGATGTAATTGAATTCCTACAATCTGGAAGACAGCATGCGATTAATGCACAAGCCACATCCATCCAAATAGTATCTGAAAACCTAGGTGATAGTGTTGAATTATGGACTGGTGCAAGCAGAACAAACCCAACCATTGACGTAAATGACACCACGACAACTTGGAGAACCGAGACAATAGATTCCGCTGCAATGGTTTTGCAAATAATCCAAAACAATAACACTCCTGCAGATGGCAGAACCTTGGGAAACATTGACTTTATGGCAGAAAATTCCGCTAGCTCTGATGAGGTTTATGGTAGAATATCTGTCAGTTCTCAGGACATAACAAGTGGAACAGAAGATGGACTGGTGCAACTTGGCGTAGTTTCTGATGGAACCCTTGTCTCAGGAATAGATATTGAGGGAGGCACATCAGATGCAAACGGTGCATTGATTGGATTCTTTGGTGGAACACCTGTTGCAAGGCAGACAATACCAGTGGGAGCATCATTGATACAAGTTGTCACTGCATTGAGAAATCTAAATCTAGGAAACTAGATTCTATTTGGATTTTAATTCACGTATCTCTTCTTCAAGTTCTGCATTGGTCTGCTTAAGTTTATCAATTTCATCTTCCATTTCTTTTATTGTCTCGGCATTGATCATTTTACCACCAATGTTTCCAGTTTTAACAGGATTGTCTTTCTTCCAATTCTCAAACTTTTCATCAGACGCAGTAAGTGCATCTTGTAAATGTTCAATTTCCTGATCTTTTTCAACTATGTTCTGGAGTAATTTTGAGTTGTCCAATCCAGTATCTTCAAGGTCATTCTCCAATATATTGATTTTATCATCTTTTTGATCTAATTCTAATTCGTAAAGCCTCTTTTCTTCATCAGCTAGGGAAATTTGTGATGCTTGAGGCATTGCTTCAGAATCAATTTTGATAATTCCCTGTTGAATCAAAAATGTAAGTGACTCTGCATATTCACTATCACTGATGTTATCTTCAGCCCAAAAGTTTGCGACTCCCTTAACCCATGCTGGAATTGTTACTTCATTTTGTTGTGCATATACTGATGCCGATAATATTGATAATGCCACTGTAAAAACAACTATAGAAGAAAGAATCAGTCTCATTTCTTATTAAGAAATATTATCGTATTAAAATATTTAGAACCAATAATTCTTATTAAGAAATAAGTAAATTATTAATAACTTTTCAAAATATTCCTATTAAGAAATGCCTACAGAAAAAACTGCAATCCTAAATCTCAAAGATGTCATACTAAATCCCGATGGAACAAATCTTAAAGATGGCAGTAAAGAAGACAGATCCCCAGAAGATCTCAAAAAATTAACTCCTGCACAAGTACTTGCACCTTATCCTGATTTTACAGTAGGCGCAGCACTTATCGGCCTTATCAACACAAGAAAGCCAGAGAACGTTGAGGAAATGAGCAAGCTATCACGACTCTTGGGAAAAGTCAGAACCAAGATGCTAACTGACAAGGGACAATGGCAAGTAGAAAAACAGGAGATACTGGACTTGCAGGAAATATTCACAAAGTCAAAGCCTGAAACATTGAGTGTAAACATTCACGGTCAGGTGTATAACAAACTACAAGATTTGCTCATCAAGGTAACGGCTGACTAATATCTTTCAGTCATCGTGTGGATCAAACATTTCACAAAACATTGCAAATGCAGTCATTTCTAACTCACCAGCTTTCCTGATGAAGAAATTCCTCCTTATGAAATTCATGAAGCTCATTCTTCTTCAGTTACTCCATATTCGATTAAAGTTTTTCCTAACTGCGGACCTGCGACCAATATGCCTGCAATTGCAGGATAGGTTACAAACGATAGCCAGTCAAGTCTCCAGTCATTAAGTGCAGTAAGCGGAAATAGTAATGCAAGACCTCCACTGTATCCCGTGATGTACGAGCCCATTATCTTTGCAAATCTTTTCTTCCAGTTCATAAACAATAGGGTTATCTTGGACTGTTAAGTGAATGTCTACTCTGAGAAAAATTAATAAGAAAAAAACAATCTCTATATGCATTTTTTCTGGGAATTGATCAATGCAAATATTCGGATTAGACCCAATTGGAGTAATCGTAATAATTACTGTAACTGGGGTACTTCTGCAAAACATCTTTGGATTTCTCAAAAATGGCATAGAGTCATTTGATCTAAGACAAGCTGCAGCTTCCGCTATGATTGCTGTGTTCACTGGAATTGCATTTGTGGGCAATACCGTAAACAACCTGGCTGAAGGTATTGGTGATGTGGAATTATTTATGATTCTAGCAGCTTTGGTTGCAACTGTTGCAGGATTTGATATTCTTGCAAAGAACGGATTCAAAGCAGCATTAAGCGGAATCACAAAAGCCACCAAAAAGGCTTAAACCTTCTTTTCTTTTCTAAATATAGTATTCTGAAATTCTTCTTTTTCTTCCTGGTATTCGTCTCTATCTAACACATCAAGAAATATTTTGATTTCATCTTGTGGGAAATCTTCTGGTTTCTCAGCAATTCTTGGCAGCATCTTGTATGTCAGTATGTGTCCCTCTATTGCACTTTTCTGGTCTGGATATCGAACTTGAAAATTAAGAGTTTTCCCTGCCTTGTCAGCTGTAAATATCATGGTCTCATACCACATTGTTTCTTCATCTAGTGTTGAAAAATTCATGTTACTAGGATGTGCAAGCTCAAGATGTACAGTTGATACAATATATCCCAGTTTGTGCCTTGTCCTCAATTTCCACTTGTCTACATGAAATAACTTTCCACACGTGCAGGCCATAGTCTTTCCATATTGCCTTTGATTCTCATCTATCCATACTGTTTTCAGATTTCTCCATTCTTCAAAATTATATGTCTTAAAACAATGGGAGCATTGCCAATCACTCTTCATTTAAAAAAATCTCCCTTCTTTGCATTTACCAGGTCTTTTCCACACAGTACACATTTTGGATTCCATGAAATATCTTGACTTGTGTACTTTGCCATTTCACAACAATCACATTGTCTGTGATCTCCTGCGTATTCAGGCATTATTCTTCATCACTCAACACCCATTCCAGTATGTATCTCTGACCGTCAGTTGATGCAATTCCAAAGAAGTTCCAAGGTGATTGTTTTCTCATTCGTTCATTGAGCTCTTCATATTTTTCCTCTATTTCTTTTTGTGTCTTCATTTGGAATCTTCATCCTCTAATGGTTCTATTCTTCCACATTTGTCACATGTCTTTACAAAAAGTAATAGTGATTTGTACCACACATGATCACAGTCTTTCTTTCCTACATCATAGTCTATACTGACAGAAATGGAGCCTCCTTCTTCATCAATTACTGGTTCACTAATTTTAATTCCCATCTTTCTTTACGCCTATCCATTCTTTCTTGTCAGTGGTATATTCTGGTTCTTTTTTGAGATATGTGCCATACCAATCATCTTGAAGTTTCAAAATATAGTATTGTACGATATCATTCCAATTCTTATCTTTAGGATGTTTAGCAGAATACATTCCCATTAGAAATGAAATATCCGCAGTAGTGACATCATTGTTCTCAAAATATTGCTGCATTTGTTTAGTGGTGATTTGATTTTCTGTTTCGTTACTCATCTAATCACTTCACTTTTGCAAACCTTTTGAGAAATTCAATTTGTGACTCTTTTGCAAATCTTCTGATAAATTCATTTTGTGATTCTATCAAAACCTGTTCGTATAGTTTCAATTGAGCTTTGGTTTCTTTCACAACTCTGATTATTTCAATTAGGGAATCTATGCATTCCTGATTAGTGTCTTCAGTACGATCAACCATTTTGTTTCTCATCATTGACGGAATCATGATGCTTGATCCAGTCCTTTGATATCTTTAAAATTATACTATCATAACTTGGTGGTTTTACATCTTCTGGAACCATAATTTTACCAATTTTTTTTAAACACTTGATTGTATCATCGTATAAACTCACAGTTTGTCGATTTCCTTTATTTCTATCAGTAGCCATATCTTACTAGAAATATGCGCATGGATACTTATATTTGTCTATTAGGGCATTATTGCCCACATGTTTACACATATTTATTAACATGTGTTGATATGATTAGATACTATGAAAATTAAAGTTGTTGACCAAAACCAAAACACAGTAAGGAGTTTCAACCATCCAAAGGAAGTTATCGTAAGATCAAAGGCAAAGATAGTTGAAATATTTGATTCAAGTGACCCCACCCAGGTTATGGAAACATTTCATCTATTGGAGAAAAAAGTTGAATGGCTTGAAGATCCAGATACAGACTGCGCAGAGGTTTCTGTCGAGCTTAAGATTCAGCAAAAAGTTCAAAAACCTGAAACTGTATAATGAGTCTGTGGAGCTAATGAATGGAAGAGCTGCCAATGGAAATGAAAAGTAAATCATCAACCAAAAAACACAAGCCAGACAGGTTAACAATAGTTCTAAATGAGTTTGTTGGCGTATCACTTCTAAAGCATCAGCTTCGACTGCATGAGAATGGAAAGGGAATCGTAAAGATGACTGATATTGTTATTAATATAATTACGGAATATTATGAGAAAGATGAAAAAGGAAATGATGATTAAATGAAAAAAGAACACAGTGACAAACTTGCAGATGGACCAGTTAGGATTGAATCATTTAGAGAATCCAAACCAACATACATTTGCGCATCATATAGGATGACATCTAAAGTAATAGATTCCCCTGCATATGTGAGAGGTCCACCAAAACAAATCCCAAGATATGATGCCTTCTTGGCTTATCTTGAATGGAAATCAAAACTCCCTTGGTGGCAAAGATGGAGTGTCTAGCAATATGAAAGGTAAATACGAAGACAGTGATATTGGCATGTACTTTCATTGTAACACTTGCATGCCAGAAAGACCTGCAGATATCAGTCCTCGTGACTGGGCAAGAACAGAATGTGGTTGGACCAAAAAAGGATTTCAAGTATGGTGTATACGATGTGAAAAAAATATTGTGAATTTAGATTTTAAAGGACAAAAGATGAGTGTGATACCATGAAGAAAGAAGAATATTTACAAATTGCACAAGAAAAGTTTGGAGATGATCCTAATGATTACGTATTTGAATGCCCTATTTGCCATTATTGCCAATCTCGCAAAGAAATAATGAAACTAGCTATAGAAGGAAAATTCAAGTCAAAAAGATATGGCAGTCCAAGCTATGACGAATTACGCAAATTGGGTCCAAGTATCGAGCAGGAGTGTCTTAGTCCAGATTGTAACTATGTCTCATATGGATTAATTCAAGCAGGTGTAACCGTAGATGGTGGAAATTATTTCCCACTAAAAGGAATGAAGGAAAGGGATTAGATGGATCCTCTTGATTTACATTGTGCTGGAGAAATGAGATTGCATTCTACTAATGGGACAGGTATCTGCGAATATTGCGGAGCCACATCAAAGGATATCAAATCAGGAAAGGCAGGCAGTTGTGAAGACTATGAAAGGAGAAATGGTTAGATGGCTGAAAAAATCTGCAAGTTCTGTAAGAGTGTAAACATGCATGATATAACAAGTATGAATAACTGGGGTAAACTCATCATGGTCTGTGATGATTGTGGGAGAATAACTAGATTTGACTGAAGAAGAATGTGATCTTTGTAGCCAATATGCACGTTTCTTAATGAGGCCATACTCTGAATGTTATTCTGTTTATCATCCAAATCATTGCTGCCAATGTGGACACTTACATGATGATACAAAACAATATTGTGATGGTGGCCAAAAATGTGGTTGTCAGAAATTCATATCTCAAGAAGGTCTACCAGCAATAAAAACCAGGAATGAAAGTGACTCATTTTGACTAATGATGCGTGTCCTCATGGATGGGACCCTTGGGAACTATGTGACAAATGCACGTTGAAATGCAGGCATTGTGGGAAGATCCAACATGAATAAAGTCATTTTTTACTCATAAACTACAGTAAGATTTGTACGTGTTAAAGTGAAAAGTGAGTATTTTTATACTTTATTTTATTAGATAATATATGAAAAGAGGGTTAGATATTACGACTAAAGGATGGTCAAAAGACAATATTGCTAAACTTAGAAAGAAATTGATAGAACAAGACATTAAATATAAAGTTAAAATTGAGATGCCTGATTTGACAGTCAAATGGCTTTATGCTAGAAATCCTGATGATGTTACTCCATATTGTAAACAAGTAGGTGCTACTGTACTAACTATAGAGGATTTTTGAAATCATGTTAAAACTGTCTGCCATTGACGTATTTAGCAGCTCAATTAACAGTCAAAAAACAAGAGAGGGCTATGAAAGAACACTCAGAAGGTATGAACGACTCTTTGAGATTACTGATTGGGACAAATACCTTGCTCAAAATAGTGACACAATTCATGATCATATTATGTATTATATCGATCACCACAAGAAAAGAAAGATAAAAAATCACACAATCAAGGGCATGTTAAACTCTGTATTTTTAATGCTGGAAATGAACCGCATTCCAATTCACAAGAAAATACTACTAAAACAGTTACCAGAGGACGGATCCATCCTGGCAGGGGCAGTTCCATTTACGACTGATGAGATTAACAAAATGCTTAGTGTGGTTCCAAATCTCAGGTCAAAGGCACTCATTCACTTTCTTGCCTCAACGGGTGCAAGACCTGGTTCAATTACTGACCCAGTATTGCGTATGAAGCACATAGTAGAGATGCCTGACGGGTGCTGTGGCATTAGAATTTATGATAACTCCATTGAAGGATATTGGGCATTTCTCACACCAGAAGCTTATGATGCACTAAAATCATATCACAATGCCAGAAAGATAAACGGTGAAATCATAGATGATGAATCACCATTATTTGCCATTGTTAGCAATAGCAGATCTACAAAAGGAGGGCCAATGTCTGTACTTTCTGCACGGGAAATAATGGAAAGAACAATACCAAAGGCAGGAATTAAAAGAACCAGAGTAGGTCGCAGATTTGACAAAGCTCCCATATACGGATTTAGAAAGAGATTCAACACCATCCTAAAACTAAACAACTCGGTAAATTCAAACATTGCAGAAAAATTAATGGCTCACAAAAGAGGTCTTGATGGAACTTATCTGCAACCCACAATGGAGGAATGTTTTGAGGAATTTAGAAAAGCTGTTCTTGATCTTACCATAGATGACACGCAAAGAGACAAGATAGAGATAGAGAAAAAAGAGCAAGAGAATACCGAATTACGCGAAAAGCAAATAGAGTTAGAAACAAAGTCAGATGAAATTGAGGACCTCCAAAAGAAATTATCACTGCAACAAGAGAATTCAATACACCAGGGAATACAGATACAGCACATGGAAGTTCTTCTAAAAGAGATATTGAATAAGAAATAACTCCATTTTTCATTTTTTGTAAAACACAATTCCATAAAATGAAAAGTTACATTACAATTTTCCAATAATTGAAATTACATTATTTGTAAATGCAATTATTCAATAAGCTATTTTAGCGTTTACAAAATTCTTTTTTTGTATTATTTCAACTATTCATTACCATTTATGGAAATTGATAAATAGCCAATCCACTAACAGATCAATCTATAACAAAAAAACAGTTGTAGTAAAACAGATCAGTAAACACACCACATGCACTTAACCCATTCTACTACATCATAGTTTGACAACATCTAATCATAAAAACATTACCTTAGTTACTTGTGTTGCATTTGTTGTTTATGTTGTTTGACTGACTAGATAATAAGACAGACTTAAATTGAAACTTGTTGTGTATTAGGATACCACATGCACAAGAAACCCGAACTGCGCAAGCAGAACCCTCAGATCTCATTTTCCGTTGTACCTGAGACCATTGAGGAGCTCACCAAACTTTTAAGAAATCATCCATTCTTCATCGAGCAATACAAGAAAGGTCATACTCCAGACGCTTCAAAATTTCTGCGAGTGGCAAGCTGCCTTCTTACAAAGACCCTCCAGACCAAAAACCAAAAGGGAATCGCAATCATGAATGTGTTATTTGAAAAGTCATGTGACTCTGATCTTTTGTACAATTGCCTCAAGGATACAATGGAAATGGAGGTTGCTGAAGATACATGACTCAATGCTTCGTGTGTATGGATCCAGCCATATCTCTGATCAAGGTTGATTTCAGTCACGGAATTAAGACCTACATCGTATGTCAGAAGCACAAGGAAGATCAAACATACAAAACCATGCAAAAGATTGCAGTGCTAGAGGTTTCGGCAATTGAAGACCCAGAAAAATTTCAATCCGAAGTGACAAAATTTGCGCAGGAGCTTATAGCCTCTTGAATAATGATAAATTGGCAGGTATTGGATTTCAGTTTGGTTGCGGTGGATGCACCAGACATTTTCTCATAGAACAAGAACGTGACGAACACCAGAAAACTCATCATCATAAGGCGGATAAAAAATAATGGTCCACGCAGATGCAGTCATAGTATTTTGTGATGATGTCATAAAGCTCCTGGAGCTAGGAAATATTCCAAAGGCAATTGCAGCATTAGCTGGACTTCTTGAGCAAGCTGAAAAGGAAAAGAGAAAAAATTCAAAAATCTATAATCTAAAACCATTACAAGCAAAAACAATAGATAGTCTTACAGACGCAATAGTCATTTTTGGAGAATTTCGTGAAAAAGTCAATGAATTAGTCGATTACACCAACAGGAGAAAATTCTAATGGAAACCTCACAACAGATATTCTCCCAGAAAAAGAGAGTACAAAAGTCAGAAGACGTAAGGATACAATTCACTGTCGAAACTGAAAAGTTTTGCTATTACAACGTGATAAAGACAGAAAAATTATTTCGTGAGGATTACATTGCATATCTTGGAAGAATAACAAAAAATCCATCCGAGGCAGAGTATTGTGGGTGTGGTGATTTTCTAAACAGAAGTACACAAAATTTCAAGAATGAGCATGGACATGTCTTGCAGTGCAAGCATATGATGCAGGCAAAAAAAATAAGAGGTTGGAACTAATCATGAATTATAATTATCATTTTATCGTCAATGGGCTGACCATAAGAAACAGCAATTTGATTTATGGGAATGATACCGTCTATTTTTGGACGCATAAACACTGCAACGAATTAAAAACAATTTTCTAAATTACAATCATGGAAACATTACAAATCATGACAAAAACAGAAGGACATAAGGAAGAACGTTATGATCCTACAAACAAAAAACATGTTCGAGACATCAAGAAATTGATAACAGAAAAACTCGAAGATGGGTACTATCTGTATGGATACCATGAAACCGAAGGTGTGTTTATGGTACTTCACGATGCCAAGGAAGTCACTGATGAGAAACTCACCAAGTTTATCCTGACAAAGCATGTCAAGAAACGTCTCATTGCAAAACCAGTGGTGAGTGGTTGAGATGGGGAGATTAATCAATCTTGACCTTGGTGAGGATGTAATTGAGATCATCAAGTCAAAACCTTGCTGCATCAAAGGATGCGAAGAGTTTGCAACCAAAAAAATGTGTACGTTAGGCATGTGTTCAGACCATTGGATTCAGGCAACAGATTGAGATCACGGTTTGACGGTTGGAGGTTGAGAACCTCAGGCAACCTTGATTTCAATGCGGATAGTACCGCCACCAATACTTTTTCTTTTGCATGGTTTGGAAGCAATCAAGACAATACTGGAACCTGGGACTTTGCACCATTGGATGAGATGCAAGAGTCAGAACCTGATCGATTCGAACAATGGAGAACCAGGTTGGAGACCGATTCTAATTATCACAATCAACAATTATTGATGAATCAACGACACGATATTTGGGAAAACAGTTGTACTGATGGCACAACTTATGATCCACTGAGAAATCAAACTTACACCGCTACAGCTGGATCAGCTTCTATGTTCCTAAGAGCTGATGGGACCTGGACGGTTACATCAGACCTTGACAGATTACAATCAACAAGAAAATGGTATGACAGAAGACAATTCAGAAAGATACGATATCATCTTAGCAAAATAAACAAATTTTTGAAACTTAACAGAACCGCAGAAGAGATTCAACATGAAAAGGCAGAAAAGAAATCATGGGAGCTGGTCAAGGACTGGCTCACAGTTGAGGAATTCGCAGAACTTACAAGCAAGGGTGAGATGGAAATCCAGTCAAAGGAAGACCTGGAAACAATCTACATCGTAAAGAGAGATCCTATTGCAACAGTCCAGGAAGTAAAAAATGGCAACTATGTAAGATCAATGTGTGTCATCTCAAAAGAAATTGGACTTCCTACAGGTGACTCTTTACTCTCAAAGATAATGCTGTTAAAGACAGACGAAAAGCAATTCAAGAAAATTGCAGTAGTGAGGAACCTAGCATGAGACAAAAACTAGATACTCCAAAACTCCCAATATCTGAAATACAAATTGGTATTAGATTCCGAAAGGAGTTTGGAGATCTTGAAATGATGGTTTCAAGCATTAAGGAAATTGGCCTACTTCATCCGATTGTAGTTGATGAAAACTATAATCTGATTGCAGGTCAAAGAAGGGTTGAAGCTTGTAAAAAGATTGGCTGGACTGAAATACCTGTTCATATTGTAAATCTTGAAGATTTAACGCTAGGTGAATTTCATGAAAATAGTGTACGCAAGAATTTTACAAAGTCAGAAGTTTTATCAATAAAAAATGCCTTAGAGCCTGAGATTAAAAAAGAAGCTAAAAAACGTCAAGGAAACAGAAATGATATAAATCAACATAGTGGAGATTCTCCACAAAGTTCACAGAAGAAATCTAGAGATGTGATTGCAGAATATACTGGATTGTCCTCAAACACAATCAAAAAATTAGAGGAAATTAAGGAAGAGTCTGAAACAAATCCCAAATTTGCCAAGCTGTTTGAGGCCATAGATAACAATGAAAATAAAACCACTACAAATTCAGTCTACATTAAACTAAAAAAATTAAAAAAGAAACGTATACGTGAAGATCAGATTCAACATGATCAAATTATTCTTCCCGAATCAATCACCCTTCATAATTGTGAATTTCAAAAAGCTCCAATTCCTGATGGTTCAATATCTCTAATCTTTACAGACCCTCCATACCATGATGAATTTCTTCCCCTGTTTGAAGACCTGGCAAAACAAGCTGCAAGAGTTCTAAAAGATGGTGGCTCTCTAATCACTTTTGTAGGCCAGAAAAACATACCTGAAATTTGTAATTTTATGAAAAAATACGGATTGGACTTTCATTGGCCTCTTGCAATAATTCATTCAGGACCATCCACATCGGTTCATGCGTCAAAGACAATGGTTGCATGGAAACCCATGCTATGGTTTACAAAAGGAAAGTATGAGGGAGACTATGTTTCTGATCTTGTCAAATCCACAAAACCTGACAAGGACGAACATGAATGGGCTCAATCGACTGCAGAATCTGACTATTACATTAAACATACAACAGTAGAAAATGAAATTGTCTATGATCCATTCTTAGGATCTGGGACATTTGGAATCTCTGCCAACAAACTGGAAAGACAATTCATTGGTTGTGAAGTAGACAAAGATCACTTTGAGAATGCACGGAGGCTGCTTGCAATTGCAAACAATAAAACCTGAAAGTTTCACAGTAACTGAGCAAGAGATCAGAGAAAGGTTTGGTCTCTCTGATAATGACATGGTAATTGATTACGGATATGAGAAGCAGTTTAATGCAAATCAAATACTTGACTTGCAAAAATATTATAACACGTCCTCACTGTTTGTAAGGACCAGGCCAGATTTTTTCATAACTAAGGGTAAATCCTCATATCTTATCGAGGCAAAACAGAGAGCCAATACTGCAGAAGCTGTACAATTGTTTTTTAATCAACAGTTGTGTCGCATGGGCGTAAATGTGATTTACTCATTTCCAGAATTCAACATTCCTGCACAAATTATGCAAATACAAACAATCTATGTACCTGAAAAATATCATGATCCTTTTCATAAATTCTTCAAGGATGAGATAAGATCCTGTATTGATAATGTTAATTTCATTTCCATGCCCAACACCAAAGGAAGCGGTGATCCATACGTGGTATTGGATGAAGAATATCTTAGAGAATTTTCTGAGACCGCAAAATGATTACTTATGGAATGTGACAAATGTGGAAAAAGATTTATTGATACTCTTAATGGACTTGCCGAGTTGACCGCACACAAACTATTTTTATGTGAAAAATGGACAGGCAAACTTGAATGATTCCACACTGTTTGTCTTGTTCAATGCATCTTCAAAAGATTACATGCTCAGGCGATTCATGCCAAATCTTCATCTGTCTATGCGGTAAGAGGTATACTGAGAAATGACACATCCAAACAAAGAAAAGGAAATGACTGAAAGAGTTGAATACCACAGAATGGGAGGCTGGTTTGAAAATTATGTGGGTATTAGTATTGATGGCGAACCTTACGTGATTATAAAATGACACATCCAAACAAAAGGAAAGGGAATTCCTATGAGACACGATTCCTCAAAAGAATGAAAAAGCAAGGTGCAACAAAAATTCTTCGTCATCCATTATCCCTCGGTAAAACTGATGTGGAATGGACTGATGCGGAAGGATACAAGCACGAGGCACAGTTAAAATTCTCAAGCGTGAAACCATACATCGGCCCAAAGGAATCTCAGTTACTCTATGATTATGCACAAGAAAAGAAGAAAGAAGGAATCCTGGTCTGGCTGATAATGAAAGCAGCTTACAAACCTGAAGTCTGGAAGAGATTAAACTAATGGCAAAGATTGTTGAGTTTGCAGTACTAGAAACTCCTGATAAAATATACTATGTTGTCTTGAATTCCATGCCAGATACAATCAAAGAGAAAGCAATTAGAAAAGCCGAGGAACTAAACAAGATTTGGTTAACAAAAAAGGAGAAAAGTTAATGCCTAAAGCTGGATTCAAATCAATTACCGTCAAGGATACAATTTATGATAAATTCTTCAATGTCTATCAGGCAAATAAAGAAAATATGTACAGTAAAGGAGTCAACAGTTTTGCAGGATATCTCACGTATATGTTGGAAGAAATGATGAAAAAAGATGAAACATTTGCAAAATTTAGTCCAGTAATTGAACAAATTTCAATTGATCCAGATCGTGTATTATTAAAAGATAATAAAATGAACCGAGTCATTGAGATAAAATTTGTCCAAAATAGATTGGAATGTATGTTCTGTGAAAGTAAAGAGTGTAGACATGTGGGATACTGCGCCTCAATTCCTCAAGTATGTGAAATACAGGGAAATCAATCATGATAAAAAGATCCATTAGTATCAGCTTGAGGCTTGACATGAGGGACCTTGACGAATACGAAAAAAAGGTTCGAACACACCAAAACCCTGAAGGCCAATTTTCAAATCTTTCAGAGTGCATACGGGAACTAGCTAAGGTGGGAAACAAGGTAATGGATTATCAAGAAATGATGAAAGACCCTGATAAAGCCAATGAGTTCAGGGAGAAAATGCAAGAAATGATCCAAACAGAAAACATTGATCAGTGGTCGCAGGCACTAACTGCAGGCCAACTTGACGGATTTATGATGCACTTGAAGATGGAAAAAGACAAAAGATTTGAACAAAAGAAGTTTAACTAAACTGCATGTTGTATGTATGTATGTATGTTGTATGTATTACAATAATATAATAATAATAAAATAAAATGAAATCTAGACAAGTTAAACAGTTAATTTCAAAAAAGATGACAAATCGTAAATTGGGAATATCTGTAATGCTTGGAGTATGTGATACGGACATGGAAAGAATTCATATCAAGTATGATAAAGATGGGTCCGTGAGTTTAAATCCAATACTGCCAATTTTAAAAAAACATAACTTTGAGGTTCATCAAATTATATCTTGGTGGTTTCCAAACAAAAACACTATCTTGTTAATTAGAGAACCAAAGAAAAAATGATAATTAAAAAAAGAGTACTCGAACCTGAAGTAGTAAACGAATTGGTAGACTCTAATAACTCGTTTGAAAAAAGATTTGAAATTATAACCGATAAGATTAAGAAGCTTGAAGTTTTTAATCAAAAACTAATGGATGAACAGATCAGAAAAAGGAGTTCTGAATACTGATGAGTTTTTCCAATGAAGAAATAAAGATTATTGGTGAAGCTATGATGAAAAACCCTGAAAATTACACTATTAGTCCTGACAGTCGGATATTTACAAAATGTGTTGATTGTGATTCCTGGCATGCAATCCACGAATTAGCTCTTATCACCAAGAGTAAAGAATGATAGACCCGTGTCAAAATCACAATATCCTGGGACTCTAAAAGATTCCAAGTGCAATCTTTGCGGAAAGGATCTCAATAATCTAGATGCATACCAGCAAGAAATGCATGCAAAGCAATGCAGAGACCAGACAAAACTGGATGTATTTTAATTAAAATGCCACAACAAGATAAACAATTTTGGAGCACCACAAAAGAAGATGATGAAGAATATTGGAGCGACACAAATCAAAAGATTCTACAAATGGAAAGAAAACTACAACCTAACGGAATTACATTTAGTCAAGTTCTTGAATGGAAACAATACAATAGGTTTGTTAGGGATTATGAAAATTGTGGTGGATATATCCCTTGACTTACACGATGCCTGAAACTTACACTTCCTACAATGGTTTGAAATTTCAAACTACCATAATCACACACACTGGATTCAGAAGAATCATAAAATTTTTACATAAAAATCAAGAAAAGGTAAAGGACCAAATCAAACTGTACAAAAATCATCCTCCTGACTGTAAATGGTGTTTTGACCAATGAGTTGGTATCCAATGCCAAAAAAGGCATATGCTGATGACAGGCCAACCGAGAAAAGAAAAAACCAGAAAAAATACATGAAGAAAATAAGACTTCCAACACAGTGCAAGACAGTGCAATGCTCTATGTGTGGAAAATCAGCAACCATAATTACTGTAAATAATCAAAAATTCAAGAGATGCCAGGAACACATCAAACAACTAAACATGAGAAATGAAAAATATAAAGTTATTTTTGAGAAAGCTAAAAAATAGCTAAAATGAGAAAACCAATCCTTAATCCAAATTACAAACCAAATCATGCCGATGACAAGGCATGCATGGAGATATTACATAAAATGGATGAAGCCCTGGAAACAATCCCGTTTAACTATGATCTAATTCAGGAGGTACTGTTCAAGCTAAACTCACCTGGCTTTGAATATCCTCATGTGGAGAAATGCTCTGCAAAATGCACAGCTCCAGAAAGAAACATTGCATGGAAAAAAGCCCTAGATCTGTTAAAAACAATAGAAGGAGTTACCGATTACGATGACATTTACGAAATTTATGACAAGAGCAGACTGCAACTGTTTGAAGGAAAAGGATACTTTCAATGAGTGCGCAATTCATAGGACGTGGGGAAAGAACAACACTGAGAATTCTAAAGATAGTATTTCCAAATGCATTGTTTTGGACACAGCAATCAATTAGTGATTTTGTCTCAGAAGAATGTTACAGTCTCTACAACGAGATCTACAAAAAGGCATCTATTGATATTGGAATGTTTGACAAGGAAAAACTCCATGCAATCCGAGTGCAGGACAAGCATCATACAGGGGACAAGACATCGACAAAGGATGCAGAACAGCAAAGAGACATGGAAGAAAACGGTGTAATAGTAATCAACATTGATGAACGAGATGCGCCAAATCTCTTTTTTGAACAATGGAACTACAAATCCTTTTATCAAGTCCTGGACCCAGTTTACAAGGCGAAGATAAGAATATGAATTGGTGTGTGTCAAAATGCAGGTCTATGTACAAAGCCCATCGAACCAGAAATGGGTCATATTATCCTGAGAACAGATGGTGTGGAAACTGCGAAAGACATGTAAAATGGGAAGGGCTTTGGTGTCCTTGCTGTGGTGGAAGAATGAGAACAAAACCAGTAGACAGAAAATCTAAACTACGAATTACAGTTTTTAGACATTAGATTATTCCAGCAGCGATGATGAAAAAGCTAGAGCATTTCAATGGGATCCACAGTCTCGAAATGTCTGACAATTTAACAGGCGAGTATGAAATCTCCCTGAATTGATTGTAATGTTCCCTGTCCAAGGAAACACGATGGAGAAAACACAAAATGAAATAGCCCTGAGCTGCTTTATAATATACGTATGACTTTAATATGATAATATTTCTTAATAAGAAATGATAACACAGGAACACCTGGAATGCTGGATGAGAACCATGCGATGTAATATCACTGGGGCAATGAATGAAAACAACAGACTCCCAAAAGAGGGATTTATGATCAAAGACAAATTCTATTCTCCTGAATATATGGAGGAAAAACTATGGAAAATAGAAAGAATGATCAGTATGATTGAGGTAGACATTAGATTGGATCAAGGTAAAGAATACCTCAGACGTGATTATCTACCAGATCTTGGACTCAAAAACTAACCATGACTTCTAGCTCTGGACTCATAATTATACAGACAGGAATAATGTTTGGGCTATTGTTTTTTGTATTGACAATACATCAATGGGTATTACTGGATTCTAGTCAACAGATTATTTCCAACCAAGAGACAATAATTCAGCTCTTAAACAAAACTGGAGACACGTAAAAAATGTGTGATTGTGGAATCTGTGAGCATATTCTTAATTCGGAGTGCAGAGAAAGAGAATGCAAGTGTTGTTATAACTTTCATGAAAGATCAGGAAAGTAAGTGACTGATTCATGTTTAATCTGTCAAACTGAAGCAATCAGTTTGGATGATTGGTATCTGAAGGGCATAATTACACGTGGAAAAGCAGCAGTGATTGAATGTATCTGTCCTTGGTGTGTCAAAGATATTCACACGATTAAAGAACTAATCAAGACCCATAATGGAAGCGATTTCCATGCCAGGGAACTGTTTGACGAAATAGAAGAAATATTGTGCAAGGAAACATAAGGTAAAAATTAATTTTCAACAAACGGATTATGACATCGTGTACAATATATTATCTCTTTCTTTTTCTTCTGGGTGGCCTGCTCATGCTCACAGCAAGGCGTTATCACTATTCTTTTACTCACACATTTCATAACATGGTATCTAATATAAAGTATTTAATGACATACTATACATTATACGTATAATTAATATATGGTGTATTGTACAGTATACGTATGAATAAAACAATTACAACACAAAACAACGAAGTAGCAGAAGAGATTTTTAGACAACTTAAAGCTTCTCGTGTAAATGGATTTCCATTCTTTGCATACACTGGAGTAAAACCACAAATTTTCAGTGAAACCGCATTATATCTCAAAGTCCCAAGAAATCCAAAGAAAATTTCAAACGTATTGATTCAATATGAAAATGGATCTGACACATACACAGTAATTTTCAATGGCTCAGACAGACATGAAGACATCTATGCAGACGGACTATCTGAGATGATTGTTAGAGAAATGGGAGTGAACTAATGAACCTCCAAGACAAAATAGCCAGTCTCAAAAAAAGACAATCCAATTTTGTTGGAGAATGGGACGAATATGACAGACTTGGAGAAATAATTTTAGAATTCGAGGATGTAACCTGATGCCTAGATTAACTGGACTTGTAAAACCTGGCAAATATGCTAAAACTCAATGCCCACGATGTAAAAGATATTTTCAGAATGTACCCATTCATCAAAGAACCGCAACAGCTTGTAAGCAATTGGATGGTAAGAAATAATGGAATGTCCTAAATGTGATAGTGAGCATGTGTCATTTACAGATAATAAATCCAATTATGATCGTTGGCAATGCCTTGAATGTGATCATGTTTGGAGAATGTTTTACAAAAAGAAGGTTAGAAATTGATGATCTCAAACATGCAGCTTCATGAAATGAGGATAACCAACATCCATGCCAAGATAGATGAAATAATGAACTACATGAACGTAAATGACAAAACAAAGATTGTCTACCTTGAAAAAATTATCCAAAAGATAAAGGACAAGAACAATGTCAAATAGACAAGACAAACCAGATGAATCCATCTGGATACAGACACCATTGCATTATTTTAGTTTCAAATGTGCGCAGCATAAACATGATCTATGCACTTGGAAAAAATGTCAATGCTTGTGTCATTCTTAATAAGAAATTAAATATATGTAAATCTAATTAATACAAAAAATTATGCATGTCAGTAGTAATTCCACTGTATGCCGATGATGAAAGAATCGAAGAAGACATTGCCGAAGTGGGTACTGTAGATGATATAATCCTTGAGAAAATCAAGAGGGCAAACGAAGATGCAAGCATGGCAATGGAAGCATTATTTTTAAACAATTTTGATCCTGATAATTTAGAGAGCTGGTTTGTGGCAATTACTACCGAATATGCCACTGCCTTGTTTTGGAAAAAATCCACTGGGACGGACCAGGCTAAACTGCAAGCTGAAGGGGTTTACCAAAAGGCCAAAGAGATTCTAATTCAAAGATTCCAACCAGTAGGGAGCAGGGCATAACAATGACTGCAACAATTAATTCTCTAAATCCAAAGGTAACACTGGACGGAACCGAGATACTTGAAATCTCAGAAGGAGGGACAGGAAGTTTCAATACTTCTATTTCCAGAATACTTGCATATGTTAGAGCTAATTCACTTCAAGCTCCAAACGCTGCAATGGTTAGTGATGGATCAGGGATAATTGTTTCATCAGTAACAACTGCCGATGAAATAGGTTTTGTAAATGGAGTAACTTCAGCAATTCAACCACAGATAGACGCAAAGGAAGATTCAGCAAACAAGGGAGTAGCTAATGGATATGCTCCATTAAATGCTAGTAGCTTAGTACCAATTGCAAATCTCGGTACTGGAACTCCTGACGGAACGCAATTCCTTAGAGATGACGGAACATTAGCTGTTCCTCCATCAGGACCTCATGACTTGCTTTCTATAACTCATCCAGATACTCTTGCCTCTGCGGTAACTGAAGGGGGAGTAGTTGTTGGAACAGATGGTTTTGGTGGGATTAGATGGACTCAATTACTAATAGGTCCAGCTGGCACAGTATTCACAAGTGATGGTGTAAACGCTAATTGGCAAACACCCGCTTCAAGTGGACACATTATACAAAACGAAGGTGTTGATCTTCCTGAACAACCTCGATTAAACTTTACTGGCAACAGAGTATTTGCCATCAATAATACTTTTGACAATAGAACAGATGTTTTTATTGATGCGGAAAATACATGGAAAAGATCCGCAGAACTTGTTGCAACTACAAACATTGCAACGTTGTCAGGTGAACAAACAATTGATGGAGTACTAACAACTTTTGATAGAATACTTCTTGTAGGCCAAACAGACCAATCAGAAAACGGAGTTTGGATTACTCAAGGTGCAGGAGCTTGGACAAGACCAGGAGATTTCAATGCAACCAGTGTTGATTTCTTAGCTGGGGCAGTCATTGTCATCACACAAGGCTTAGTGAATAAAGATACATCATGGCAGCTAACTACACCAGCTCCTATTGTTATTGATACAACTGACTTGGTGTTTTTACCCTATGGAATAGCTGGTGGAGAAAATATAGCATCTGGTCCTGGAATAATCAATTGGTATGATTCTGTTGATGCAGTTACAAAACTGATGCAATTCAAAACTATGACTGTAACTCAGGGAATAAAAATAACACTTGCAAGTTCTACAGCTGTACAGCTAGGAGTTGAAATTCCAGACGGACAAATTCTAATCGGTGACGCTGGAACCAATGGATTGCCACAAACTGTAAGCGGTGATGCAACCATGTCAAGCACAGGAGTTGTAACTTTAGATGCATCAATTGCCAGAAACACGGATAACCTTTCATTCTTTGCAAATACAACTTCTGCACAACTCGCAGGAATTATTGATGATGAAACTGGCGGTGGCCCTCTAGTATTTGCAGGAAACCCAACTTTACAAGAAACTGTAACTGTAGTGGCTGAAGGACTAACTGCCGATGTTGATGTAAGGACATATGATGGCGGTGGAAATGGTGCAAATTTCATAGGAAGAAGTGCAAACGGAACAATTGCCTCTCCACTTGTAACGGCTCTTGATGATACATTATTTGATTTAACAGGATATGGATGGGATGGAGATGTTGTTGCTGCATGGCGTAGAGGTGGGGCAGTACAGATTGCAGCTGATGACGATTTTTCTGCAACTTCAACTCCAGGAAGATATTCAATTTTCCTAACACCAACTGGTTCAGTGAATCCTACAATAAGATACAAACTGAGTAGTGACGGTGAACATGATTTCATACAAGGTAATGTAGTTGGATTTAATGCGACTGATATCACAAATAAGATAGACGCAAACCAAGTTCACATTCAAGTTCAGAATACTTCAGGGGCTGTTCTGGCAAAAGGCGATGCTGTAAGGGAAGACACATGGAATGTTGGTCTTGGCAGGGCAAATGTAGTATTAGCTGATGCCAATGACCCAACCCCAGCACTAGGAATAGTTGAAGAGGATATCTCAAATGGTCAAACTGGTCTCATAGTAGAGACTGGAAATCTAGAAGATTTTGATACAAGTGCATTTTCTACAAATCAAACAATCTATCTTTCTACATCTGGAACAACTGGCAACACACTTACAAATGTTAGGCCAACTGGAACTGCAAGCATTCAGGTTCTTGGCAGAATTGGAAGGGCTAATCCAACAAACGGAGTTTTGAATGTTTTCATCAATTCAAGATATGCATCTCTGCCAAATATTGCATCAGCTAACTTTTGGTTAGGAAATGCATCTGGTGTTGCAACTGCAGTTACAATGTCTGGAGATGCTACAATGGATAATGCAGGTGTTGTCACTTTGACATTACCTGCAACTGTAGTGCAAACAGATCAAACCAATACCTACACTGCAGGATTGACACAAACATTTCCTCATAGTGCAACCAATCCAGGAATTTCACTTGGAGATGTAGCTGGAACCCCTTCAGTATTAACAGATGGATCCATATGGTATAACTCAACTACAAATCAATTCTTTGGAAGAGCCAACGGTGCAAATGTTGATTTCGGAGCAGCAGCTGCAGGAGTCTCAGATGGAGATAAAGGTGACATAACCGTTTCATCAGGAGGCACAGTCTGGAATATTGATGCAGGAGCTGTTGGAACCACTGAAATCGCTACCAATGCAGTTACAACATCTGAACTAGCCAATAATGCAGTTGAGGGCGTAAACATAGCAGCTTTGGCAGTTACCGCAGCAAAGATTGCTGCAGGAACTATTACATCTGCTCAACTAGCTGCCAACTCTGTAGGGATATCTCAAATTGGTAACGCTGCTGTTGGTACAGGTGAATTAGTAGATCTTGCAGTTACCGCAGCAAAGATCGGAAACGGAGTTATCACAGCTACACAACTAGCTGCCAACTCAGTCGGAGCATCTCAAATCGCTAACAACGCTGTTGGTACAGGCGAACTTATAGACTTGGCAGTATCGGGTGCAAAGCTTGCAACCAATGCTGTAACCACAGACAAAATTGCAGGTAACACAATTACAGGTGTAAAATTAGCAAACGCAACAGTTACTGGTTCAAAGATGGCACTCTTGACTGTAACGTCTGCAATTCTTGGGACTCAAGCTGTAACCGCAGACAAACTAGCAACCAATGCAGTTACAGGTACAAAGATAGCAACAGCTGCAGTTACAGGTGCAAAGATTGCTGCAGGAACTATTACAAATGCAAACTTGGGAAATGGAATTGTAGATGCAGACGTATTAGCAACCAATGCAGTTACAGGTACGAAAATTGCAACAGCTGCAGTTACAGGTGCAAAAATTGCAGCCCTTACAATAACAAACGCCAACATTGCAAATGGAACTATTGGTATTAATCAAATGGCTACAAACTCAGTCGGAGGATCTCAAATTGTAGCTGGTTCCGTTACAGGTGGCGATATTGCAGCTACTACAATTACTGCTGCAAACATATCAAATGATACAATTACAGCTGCACAAATCGCTACCAATGCAATTACAACAACTGAACTTGGCAATAATGCAGTAAATACTGCAAACATAACTGATGCACAAGTTACATTAGCAAAAATGGCAAACATTGGAACTAATTCATTCATTGGAAGAGATACAGCGGGAACAGGAGTTCCAGAATCATTGACATTGGCAAGAGCAACGGCATTACTTAATCTCTTTACAAGCGCACTCAAAGGATTAGTGCCTGCATCTGGTGGAGGAACTACCAATTTCTTAAGAGCTGATGGTGTATGGGCTGCACCATGATCAGTCTAGGGGGATAAAACAACACAATGGATACGCAAATCTACAAAGTATTTCTGGATACTCCATCAGAACAATTTCTCTATTCGTTCAAACAAGCACCGCAGTTAAGACCAAAGGTAGGTGACTCGATAACACAACCATTGACTTTTGAGAACTTTAGAATAATGAGAGATGAGTTTGACAAGCAGAGACTCATAAGAATTACAGATCCTCCTACATTGACAAGAGTAACTGATGATGGTAGAATCAGAGTAACTGACGGATTCCCAAAAGGAGATGCAGTAACGCACAACTATTACGTACTGCCTACAAACAATCCAAACCGCATCAGTACATGGACTACAAACAAGTTTGCAGATGACCAGACACTAAGGCAGCTGTTCCGTTAATTATTAACAATCAGTCTGATTCTTAATAAGATTTAATAGATTAGGGGGTACCATATATTGCATGAATAAAGGCCAGTCCAATGTAGAGCACAACCTGAGATTGATCGATGGCATCATAAACGAAATGGCCACCATATTTCATAAGCACAAAAAAGAAGAGGGAAGTTCTACAGAGAAAGACGAGCATCTATCTATGTTGGCAGGCAAATTAGGATACCTTGTAAACATATCCGTTGGAGCTACCAAGACGTGGAACTATGAAGAGAGAATAATGGAACTTGAAAAGAAAAAAGGTGATCCAATACCTGATAATGTCAAAAAGGAATACATATTCAATCCAGATATTATGCTTACAGTAATCAGGGATCACAACGGAAAGCTGTTGAATTGACTCAGGAAGTTAAAGATCTATCCATTTCTCTAAAAATTGAGCAGTTAAACCGTACACTAGACACTGCAACCCATTCATTACAGGAATTCACAAAACTAGCTGAAGGCTCAGAAGAGGTCAGAGATTGGGCACAAAATGAGGTAACAAAATATGCAATGTCAATCAAGACTGCAAAGATTGACAAGGATGAACTGGACAATTTCTTCAAATATCCATACGTAATATTACCTGGAAAACACGAGGGAGAATACTATCTTTCTATTCCTAAATTTGTAGATGTCCAGTTTGGGTGGCTCGAAAAGGTCACTCCATCTTACAACATCTTTCTTGTAAACAAATACGTGGACTGGCTTGGTGGAATTCCACAGGCATTAAAGGACGAGCTGAAATTCCCTGATCCACTTGACATCTATCTTGAAGGCGATCACTTGGTTGGTAATGATTTGAAAAAGGCCAGGGAGAAATATGGAAATTTCATTAAACGAAAAGAAAAGGACGGTAGGCTATTAGTAGACAAGCAAAGACATTTTGAATTACTAGCTGCATTAATCAAGGACGGAATACTCCCATTTGTTCCAAAACCTGTGGCAAAGGAAGACCTGGTTAACAGGAGATGCGACTTTGATCAAAGGGATTACCAGAAAGATTGCTACGATGAGTTTCTAAAGTATTCAAACATTGGCGCATTTTTGCCACCATCAACGGGAAAGACATTCCTTGGACTGTGGGCAATGACGCATGTACGTGGACCCTGGTTAGTTGTGGTACCATCAAGGTTACTGATAGAACAGTGGAAGGAACGAATCGAGCTTTACACTGATTTGGAGCCTCATGAATATGACGTGATGACATATTATGCAGGAGTCAAGAAGGACAAAAAATACAAGGGAAAGATAATTGATGAGGTACACCATTTACCATCAAATGAATTCTCAAAACTTGCAATGGTTCCCACTGATTATACCATAGGACTGTCAGCCACTCCACAAAGAGAGGATAACCGAGAGGAATTCATCTTTGCACTTACTGGTAGACCAACAGGAATGAACTGGGAATATTTCAAACAGATGAAAATAATTGCAAATCCTCCGTTGCACGTATGGATTGTAAAGAATGATTCTGACAGACTAAAACAGGTAGGTGAGCTATTACAGGAACCAATGAAGACAATTGTCTTTGCAGATTCAATCGAGATGGGAAAACAATACTCTAAGAAATTTAACATACCTCATGTTTACGGTGATACAAAACAAAGGTTGGATAAGATTCACGAGAATTTAGTTACAATAGTATCAAGGGTTGGAGATGAGGGAGTTTCATTGCCTGACATCAAGAGAGTAATAGAGATTTCCTGGCTGCATGGTTCCAGAAGACAAGAGCTTCAGAGATTTACAAGATTGTTACATGGTCAAGGAACTGACGGTGAAGGGCATATTGTCATGACCGTCTTGGAATATCAAAAGGATCACAAGAGACTCTTTGGAATCATGGATAAGGGATTCAAGATTGTATTGCACAGGGAAGGAATCTCAGAGAAAGTGATCCAACAGATGAAGGACAAACCAGCAAAAATTAAGACTGTAAAAAGAAAGGTTGCATCTGCATCAAATACAGAACCAAAACAGAATATCCAGCTAAATGACTTTGAGAAATCACATCCAATTCTATCACTTCCAGGGATTCAGAAAAAAGTGATAACTCTAAGGGACAAGGAAAGAGAACTGGTTAGACTGCTATATCAAAGAGAGGGCCAGGAATTTACAAAGGAAGGTCTTGCCATCTTGCTAGGATATTCTCAAGCTGCATCAATGACAAGTGTTGGTTTTAAAAAATTACGAGACATGAAACTAATCACTGTCAGTAAAGGAAAGTGGAAAGCAGATCTGTCATTGATTGGACTATCCAAGTAATACCTGAATTACAATGATATCACTTGATTCTCGTCTAGAGGAGCTAGAACAAAAAGACCAAACAGATCATCAACAGGCCACCCCTCTTCAATTATGTGAATGGTTAGCAACGTTGCCTTTCTGGTGTGATGACGATACACTACATGAGAGGAATCCTGATTACAAACATACTGCGACATGCTGCACAACGCACATCGTAGGATTGCCAAGGCATCCAGCTACAAACGAAGAGATGCCACTCACACCATACCAGGTGGATCTTGCAAACAAAGTCTTCAATGGCAGAAAATCATTTGGTGATGCAATAGCCCAGATGAGAAAGGCCCTGAAGATGCACATCAAGAAAGGTAGACAGATGGGATTTACTGAAATAGTATTGCGCATAATTTTACATCTTTGTTTCTCAAGATATGCAGGGGCAAACGTTGCAATCATTGCAGCTACAACTGGAACGCTTGCCAGAAAGGATCTTAGAAGATTTGCAGTACTGCTCAAGTCAATTCCTGCAGTAGTAGAACAATGGATGAAGTCCACCAAGGAAGGCATATGCATCAAGCTTGTCAATAACACTGTAGTCTGGGCATACTCTGCATCAGAAGAGGCACTGACTGGTGACACAAAATACAAGTGCATATTCATGGATGAGGCAGCCAAATGGAGAACAGTTGATGATACGCCAGTATTCAATTCAATTCTCCCAATTGTAAGAACAAACGGTGCGGACCTGTTTTTGGTATCCACACCAAAGGGACCACTCAAGATGTTTTACAAGATAGACATGGATCATAACGAAAGTGACTTTGTATTCTTTGTCTATGACATCTGGGAAGCTGAGGGAAATCTCTACACTACAGATGAGATAAATGAAATGATTGCTTCGTCTGCAGAAGATCCAGAACAAGAATATCTATGCCAATACAAGGCAGGAAGAGATTCAATCTTTGGAACCGTATCTGTAGAAGACCAGCAAGGAAGACCTGAATGGTTAACAGATGACGATAATGACGATAATGACGATTATGATGAGGAAAAAGATCCAGATGGAATATTTTGGCATGAGAAAAAAACAGAAACATAGTGGAGATTCTCCACAAAGTTATAACAAAAAGACTAGGATAAATTAATAAGAAAATATTAGTCTTAATAAGAAAATACACTCTAATCATTTTCATGAAAACAATCCTAGCTGCACAAAAATCCGAGTATCTTCACTGTCTCATGGAATGTATCAATTACAAACTTTCTGATATGCAAAGAAGGATGACCTATCATAGACTGCAGGAAATAGAAAAAATTGTAAAAGATACAGGTGATGAGATACAGATAATCATAACCACAAAAAATACAAACAGAATCCTCTCAGCATTACCTATGAGTATGGAGGATATCGAAAAATCATGATCCCTGGAATAAACCTGACGATAAACCAATTTCGGACCGTGATACAAACAATGAACGAATCTGAAATGAAAGCACTGTTAACCAAATATCTAAACCATGCACACAATTTAGAACCAATCAAATTATATGAAAAGTCTTAATCTGCTAATAGGTGATCCTGCAAAGGCAGGAGATTCATTTGGTGTGGTTGGAATGCAAGGAACTTGGCCTGAAAGAAAAATATACGTCAGACATGCAATTGAGTTTAAGAGGGAAAAATACTCTACTGTTGCAAATCATTTTGAATCAATGAACAAAAAGATTAACTTTCACCTGATGATGCTAGAAAAGAACTTTGACTATGAGGATGTTTCAAAGGCATTTTCACACCTTCCAATTAAATACGTCTCAACATCTGCAGGACTGACCGAAGAGACAAACGCTGATGGCTGGGTAGTTGACAAGCCATTCATGATAAAATGGTTAAAGACAGAATACAAGAAACACACTGTACAATACCATGATAAGAAATCTGATGGCATCGCAGAGCTGATCAACCAAAGAAATCAGATAGTCGGGATAACTTCACCATCAGGCCACGTATCTTACAAGAGGCAGAGAGGAAGGCATGATGATTTATTTATGTGCGAGCTAATAGGATGTAATGCAATTAGAATTTGGTGGGATCAGCAAAGATGAACTTGATCGTATGGCTTATGAAATTGGCAAGTTACCTGCAGGAGACATGGTTGTTACCAGTCAACCATACTACAACAAATGGCATTGCGAAAAGACAGAAGTGGAAAAAACATGAGTAAAAATGCCACATTGCTAGACCAAATAAAGGAAGGTGTTAACACTTCAAAAAATAATGTTATAGAAGCTGAAAAGAATCTATTAGAGGCAAAACAATCTTACGATAGATGGTTAGAATTATTGGCTGATGCACTGGTGAAGGTTTCCAAACAATGAAGAACCAACTAATCGTTGCACTATCCTACACAAAACAAAGAACAGTGTTTGGTATGGTTGGAATAGAAATTGATCCATACAAGAAGCTGGCATATGTCAGGCTAGCCAAGCAATGGAAAAGAGAACAGATGAACCAAATCCCTGATGACGTCAAGCAAATTTTTGATAAGGTAAAATGGCACATGACATTTGCAGATCAGTTAATTGGGCAGCATCTGATTCGCTCAGTGGAAAACGCACTAAAGTTTGAAGTGCAGACAATAACCACACAAAAGAATCTCAAAGACCCTGAAGATATTGAGCTAATCAAAGTAATGGATATGACAGAAATGACGCAGCTTACATTATCTCTAAAACAAAATCACTCAATACAGTTTCCTCCAATTGATGAAAAGAAGGTACGCACAAAGGACATGCAGGATTTAGTCAAACAGATGGAGATGTTCACAGAGCACGTCACAGAGCAGGGAACTGTATCATACTATGCACCAGGCGAAGAGTTAGATGGTCTGACAAAGGCACTGATGATTTGTTGCTTTGTTGGTAGGATGTCTTTGCAGCATGGAGATTCACCTGTAGTAATAATTAACGGAGCCACGCAGCCACAAACTGCAGATCAGTCCTTTGATGACGTAATAGAAAAGATATTGGGAACAGAGACTTATGGTGGTCTGACTGCAGCTAGCTTGAATAATCCACGCACTCGCAACAGATTGTTTCAGCCTAGGAAAATATTTTAATGCTTATAAATTATTAAGAATCATGTCATTAACAATAGAATTTAAGATAAAATCTGTAAAGAGGTATAATGCTGATCACATATCTGAAGAAGCATTGTTTCACAATATCCACGATATAAAACCAATAATAGAAGAAAGGCAAGCTATGAAAGCGTATAGAAACGGATTCATTATTTTGGATATGGAATGGTTGACCGATATTGAGAACGGAGGATTAAACTTGTATGTGACTGTAGGGAAAGTAATAAAGAATGAATAACGAGGAACTAAACAGTGTATGGCAGCTATTCATTAAAGTAAATCAAAATCAAATAGCAACCAAAACCAATGGTGATCTTGACAATCACATAAGATCCGAAAGGATTGACTGGGCATTGATGGGACTGACATTCATGTACAATCACATGTGTAAAAAATACATGCTCAAAACCAATCCCGATACGTGATAATCATGATGCCTTTATTGAAACGATGTATGTACTGTAAAAAATTAATGATTGTTGCAGAAGCTCAGTATTCAATAGATATTGATTTTCCAAATATTGATGCTGGTAAATGCTTTCATACGGATTGTTATCTGAGGATGTATCCATGATTAGAACAGAAGACTCACTGAACTGTCCCTGCAATGGTATTTACAAATGTGGGTTTCATTCGATTGTTCCTAAACGTATTACAATAATTCCTAATGACAGAATACACCTAATCTGTAAATCAAATGAATTTGTTTCTCCAAGTTATTATGGTCATGATGTTAAGGACAATCAACAATGATGGACCCTGATTCATTCTATGTTAAAATATTCAATAGAAATATCTCGAATTGTGGTTACATAGATTGTGGGTGCATTATTGTAGAAATTGATTCTCCTTACATTGTTGTTAAATTATGCAAAAACCATGAGTATGAAGTAAAACAAAAGAGGCCCATACATGTGTGTATTTCCCCATGTCGTGATAGTCCTTATCAATTTGAGAGCCTTCATTTAGCTGCAGTTGGATCAAAGGTGTTTGATTAAGATGGAACCTGGATTTCAAGTATTAAATGTCATGTCCACAGTTTTTGGTCTTGACAATACTTGTTATATGAGATATTCAAAAAGAAATAGAAATCCAGACACTTTCACATACAATAATTCCATAGATTACAAAGAAGACTTTGAGCTAGTTGATGGATCTTATTGTAACTGTGGATGCAAAAGTGCGGTTTACACTAAGGAAGAAGGATATGGGGATGATAGTTATACTGAAATTATTACACAGCCAGAATATGAGAAATTGCCAAGAAAACCACAGCCTACAAAAGAACAGGTAAAACTACAAACTGATATTATTCGTGCAGACAGAGAAGAGACAGAATTGGGAATCATACACGGGCAGGATATGAATAATGCAGCTTGTGGCATGATACCAGTACCTAAATTAGAATACAGAATTCCCGATCTTAAGTAATAATGAAAAATTAATAAGAAAATAATACTGTTTATTTCAATTCATAAAACAATACCTGCGTGAGCAAGAAAGAATCCACACCTAGCGATGAAAACATCAATCAGATAGAAGGCATTTCCATAGTCAAAGTAAGAGATGTTGAGTACAAATTAGACATTGATGACTCAATTTGGAAGGCAGGACCCGTAAAGTTTGCACAAGCACCTGCATGGGCGCAAGACGGCCAGATAAGACCATCAAGTGCAAGAGGTCTTCCAACCAGTAATAATACAAAGTGGCTCAAAAAACTAGACCCGTTTGCAAACTTTCAGATATTCCCATCAGTTGACCCTTATCCTGCAGAGCTTCGCCAGTTACTAAGAATACTAAACGAGGAAAACCCCTGGATAGAAAAATCCCAGATAATCATTCAAAAGCTTGTTGTAAGAAAATTCACAACAGAAGTTGTTCCACGAGATGCTGAGAATATGGATCCAGAAAAATTACAGAAATGGCAGGAGACTGCAATAGAGGTTCCTTTCTTTGATGATCCTGTGACACCCACACAAATCAAGAAATGGGTAGACCATCTTTTCAAGACACTTGATCTTAAAGATTTAATTTTTGATGCATACCTGTTTGCACGAGAGCAGGGAAGAACGGCAATTGGCATGTTTCCAGAGCAGAGAGGCGAAGATGGAAAATATCAGATGCCACAAGCTTTGCGATTGATCAGACCAGAACTACTAAGAAGACCCATTGTGGATTTTGGAACATCAGAACTTATTGCAGTTGAGGTAACTGGCCTTACATCCAATGGCTCACGGTTTGATGCCAACAGAATGATCTACATCCAAAAGGGAAAGAACCATGATCTGTTCAGTGACTTTTACGGAAAGAGTGACATTCGTTCCCTTGTTGACATTGGCAAAGTAGGACTGGTATTGTACAGTAGAGATTATCTTAATGTTGCTATCAACACGTACCATACACCATACATCTTCAAGCATACAGTTCCAGGAAAAGACTACTCACAGATTAACAAAATCATGGATAACTTTAACAGAGATTTGGCCAATAATCTTGGCAAGGACATTTCAGTCTCACACAATGTAGATTTACTAAACCCATCAGGATCCAACCCTGGTGACATTACAGGTCTAATTGGAATAGACAATCAGCAAATAGAGACAATTGCTGGCAAGACTGGCATACCATTATTCTTGCTATCAAAAGGAAAGACTGGAAATATGGGTGGAGATGCAAACCAGGAAGAAGCTGATGGATTCATCGAGGACGAAATAAATCCAGAACAGGAAAACTTGTCACAGGTAATAGAAAGACAAGCTTACGATAGAGTTTTGGCCATAATATTTGATATCGAGCCAAGAGAAATCGGTGTTGTGCCACTAAGAATATTACACACGTTTGAAAAACCCATAATCCAAACAAAGGTGGATCCTGCAAAATTCAACATGAACATGAATCTTGTGGACAGGGGTGCGACAAGCATGGAGAAAGCTATGGATAATATGGGAATGCGTGACATGTTGCTGGAGGACACTTCATCAACTGGCGGTGATTCAAGTCCAGGAGAAAAGACATGGCCAGTGTCCAACCAGATTGATGATCATCAGCAAAAGATGCACAATGCAAAGTTACAACTGTTGCAAGCAGCTACAAGCTCACTAAAGGGTAAGAAGAATGTCAAGTCAAGAACAAACACAACAAGAAAGTGATTCTCTCTTTAGTGGATTATTTTCAATCCTACTTAGCTCAGGTTTCTCTGCAGCGTTGGCAATAGCAATTACAGAAGCAACAGGCGAAGAGGAAAGGATTCCAGAATTACTACAGCAAGACAAGACTCCGCTAATCTTTATGACACGGATGGATTCGAAGGTTGATGACAAAATTTGTCTGCCATTGGAGGGAACTGTATGGGACCAGGGAGATCCTAACAGGCCAAAGATTCCAGCATCGACACATCCAAACTGCAGGTGTTTCTGGATTAAGGCAATCACTGGCCAGAACCTCGGACAGTTCTAATTAAAAATTAATAAGAATTTCAAAACCATTAACTCGATTAACATGCAATCGTTTCTATGATGACGCCACTGCAAGGATGCAAATACAAACAAGCTTCGTTATCCCTTGATACAATAAAGCTAAAGCTTGCATGTGAAAAAATAATTTTTAAATTAAAACAACCGTATCTTACAGCTTCACTTGATACTAGTTTCATACCAGACCCAGAAAAACAAGAACACCATGCAAGTTACTTCTTGCTGAAAGGCGATGAGATTAACGGAAGAGAATGGGGAGTAACGTCTCCATCAATTCCTGCAAACATTGGAACATTCAAGGGAATGCCTCTTGTTGCCACCAGTAGTAAATTCGTCAATGATTCACCGTATGGAGCACAGTTTTTACACCCTAGCATATCGCATTTCATAAAAAGATCACCTGAATTAGTAGCTGGATTAAATCCTCTAGACATGGATCATATCAAGGAATTCCAGGACAGATTCAAGATAGGGACAATCGATGACGTGTTTTTTAATTCTGACAAAAACGTATGGAACGCATCAGTAAAACTTGCAGAGGGAATAGAGTTTAGCGACCTTCCACCATTCTGTTCTCCAGCATTGTACCAGCTTGACATGACAGAACCAGAAGGAAGAATTACAAAATGGACTGGACTTCATTTGGCTGCACTTGATCAAAGGCCAGCTTATGGAAACATTGCATTGTTAAACGGAACATGTTTTGGAACTGGAGCTGCATGCAAGACACAGTTTGCAGGAGCTGCAAACGAATTCAAATCAGACGTTACAAGAATCGCAGCTATGCTATCCACTGAAAACAAAAACGTTGACAAAGTAATTGTTGCAAAAAGAAAGAACAGAAATTATTAAGAAAAATATTATTAAGAAAAACAAACGCCTTATATCCAAAATTAATTTAGTTGAATTCGTGAGAACTAAAACACAACTGCTAAAAACAGCTTCCATACTAAGCGACTTTTCAAATAAAGTTAAGAGCGCACAGATTGGTGGAGAAACTTTAACTCCAGAATCAGTGCAAGAAATTGCTTTAGAGATTGGAGAAATTGCAGCAGTTGCAAATGAACTTGCAACCGAAATTGCAGAAGGAGTTCCTGCAGAAGAAGAATCACGAGATGCATTAAGCACACGTGAAGAGGAACCAGAACAAATTGAGGTAGCTGCAGAAGAGACAGAAGAAGAGAAAAAGAAAAGAATGGAAAAAACTGCAGCAAATGAAGAAGAAGATGATAAAGATAAAAAAATTAAGAATTTAGAGGCATCAATGGAAAGAATGCAGCGAGAAACAAAACTCGCAAAACTAGCACCAAAGTATGCCAGCCTATTTCCGCAATCAATGCATGAAGCTAAAATGAATGAAATTATAAATTCAAAACAATCCCTCGGAATCGTAGAGGCAAAAATCCAAGAAGCAAGTGATATTATCAGCAATAAAACAATGGTCAAGATTGCATCGATGAATGATTCAATCTATGACAATGATACAAGTGATGGAGACGAGATTAACATCTCGAGTGTGATTTAGAAATGTCATTCCAAGTAGGCCCAACCAGAAACGTTCAACCAGGAGATACTCCTGATCTTAATGACGGCCAACTATCAAGACCTCAAGCTGCAGAAAACATTGCACGTGGAGTTGCATGTTATCTTGTAGATGGTGATGTAACCATAGGAACTACAGCATTAGCTGCAGAAGGCCACGCACCATTTGTACCAACTGAATCAGTTGATAACTCTGGAGGCTCTCCAGGCGATACCGAGATGAGTGGAGTTGCAGCACCACAAAGAGTCGCATTGACCTTTGAGACAATTACTGCAGCATTGACATTATTCCCAGGAGATTATTGTAAAATTTCAACTACCGTTGCAGGTATTGTAAACAAATGGCTTGACGGCACTGATGCTGCAGGCTTAAAGTATTGTAGATTCCTAGGAATTGAAGCTGCATTGTTAGACAAGGATGCATCAACTCCATTTAATGAGACATTAACACCAGGTATAGTCCCTGATCAATCAGTTACAGGAGCTGACACAGACCAATTTGTCGGTTGGTTCCAATTAGTGGAGAACCCAGGAGCATAATCATAATGGCACAAATAATCGAATCAAAACTCAGAAGAAACTCAACAGAGCAAATCTGGCTAAACCCAGTAGACCATCAGGTTTACTCTACTGTATATTCACCAGACAATGGTTTCACTAACGAAGTAGGAGCATCTAAAATCTATGACCCTGCAGTTGCATCTCATAACAGATCAGTAATTGAAAAGGCATCAATGGACGGTTCACTAACACAGAGTCTAGTTGATAGCCTATCTAATCCATATCATGATCCAGAACTAAGAGAGGCTTCAATAGCTTATGATAGTTTCGTAAAGAACGACAGAATAAAAGAAGCTGCAATGTTATCCACAGAAAACAGGGCAGTAGATGTTGTAAAGATATTTGAAAGACTATACGGATTAAAAGACAGAAACTATGCTGGAGTAGAACTTTTCGAAAGAGTTCCAACTGAAGAGCTTGTCTTAAACTTTGACAAAGTTCTTAAACAAAACGGCATGGAACAAATTCCAGAGAACACCTTACCTAGAAACAAGGAAATCAAATATGAAAGAGTTACACTAAACACCAAGAAATACGGACTCATGTCTCGTGTTACTGATGAAGCAATGCGAAGAAATGTTCACAATCCATTCCAAGACAGCATCACAACTGCATCTACCAAAGTAATGCAAAGAAAGGCATTTGATGTGGTTACAGAAGCACGTAATGGAATAACCGCAGTAGTGGCCTTGGGTGACTGGGAAGCATTTACTTCTATAGACTCTGACCGTTCAGTAGTTGATCCAACAAAAGACATCATGAGAGTAGTTAATTCAACCATCGAAGGAACAAACGTTGGTGGAATATTCAACACAATGGGTGTAAATGCCATTACTGGTAAAATTTATGATAACAACTCCTACTTGAGAGGATGGATTCAACCAACCCCATCATTTGAACCTAAACCAGGAACAAGACCAGCACGAGGCCTTGATGGAGTAACAATGGTTCAAGACCAATTTATCGAGCAGGGTGTAGCCATCCTAACAGATAACGGTGTGGAATCATGTGGAATCATGTTAGAGGGACCAACTAGAGTCGCAACAAAGACTGATGAGTTAACTGGAACCCAGACATATGTCACAATGAGTCATCACTTGGCAAAGGTAATCAATCCAGACACTGGTCGAATAATCACTGGTGTACAAGTACCAATCGCACCAGCCTAGAAGATTTTCTTCTTTCTTTAATTGTTATTAAGAATTGAATGAATTGTTAATAAGATTTAATACATACGTATTGTGATGTTAATAACATATGTCAATGTCAATAAAACAAAATTTTGTTACAGACTTGGAGAATTTCAGCTGGGATAAGGACTGGCGAGCATCTCGTATAGTTAAAGAAAAACGTGTTGATGGAGAATATTACTTTGCCAGTATTATACGATATTATGGTGAGAAAGATGACTCTCATGATTATGATATAGGAGATACAATTGCAGAATCTGCATGGCTTGGTAGAAATGAAAAGTTTGTTGGAAAGAGGGTTACGGATTTAGATAGAGATTCTAAGACATTCGGAAAAAGAATCTGGACTCAACCAATAACTGAAATCATTGAAGAAGAAGATGATAAAGGAAAGCCCACCACAAGGGAAGTCCTTGTAGACGGCAAGACAATCTATGAATATACAATCAAGGTAACTCCTGAAAATACAAAAAGGATGCAGTCAATTGCTGGTGCAGTATCACTAAACCAGGAGACGCAATTTCTATTTGTGTATGGAGCAGTGCCACCACTTGCTGTAGACCCCGAAACATTCTGGCAAACTTCAGTAAAGGAATATCTTGATACGCTAAAGTTAATGAATGTCGAAAAGATCAAAAAGAGTCCACCCAAGAGTCATGGTTAAAAAATTCAAAAAGCATTCATATTCTTTTTCCTTTTCAGAAAAAATGATTACCAATCTTAGATACTACATGTTCACACATCCTGAAGACAAGCTATCACAGAAAGTCGAGAAATTTTTACAGGTAATAATACCTGACATGAAGCGGTAGACAATGCCAGGTGAATTTTTTTCCAGAGCTGGCGGTGTTATGACTGGTGAATTTGTTGAACCAGAACTAGCATCATGTAAAGAATGTGGTTTGCCTCTTATTTACAAATCAAAACAAGTCAAAGAATTGCAAGAGATAGTAGAGAGATTAGACGAGGCAATAAGATTGGATGAAGGTCAGATTTACAATTGTGATTCCCTACTGGTGATCAGAGGAAAAAAGGAGCTAAGGTAAATGGCTAATCTAACTGCAGCACAAATCAAGACAATTCTTGATGCTGCAACATATCCTGAGACAGTTCAAATCAATGCAGCATTAATGCAAAATGACGAAAGAAGAAAGTACCCATCAATTGATGTGCAAAACATTACTGGTAATGAAAAAATAAAAGATTTTCCTACTTCTGTATTAGGACAAACATTTCTGGTCCACCTGTTTTACAGGTATCGTTCATTTGGTCCGCAGCACGAGCCTGACATAGAGGCAATAGAGACTGTCATATTTGACACCATAGATACCAATGCAAATTATTCAACTGATGTTAAAATTTCAGTTACACAAGGATGGCGAAGGGACTCTGAAAATTTTCCAGTAAGACGTTCTCACAGTGTTCTTACAGTTACTGCAGAAGAACTTTCAGCAACAGACCCAGCTACTTCTGCAACACCTGGAGATAAAATCAACGTGACGATTCCTTCTGTTGGAACCTTCAAGGTGATTGATGTCCCAGTGGATCAGTTTGGAGTCACAAAGCAATTGGATCTTAAAGCACTGGGAGCTACCACTGAGGAAATCTATACGAGAATACACGAGGGTGGTGTACTGTCTCTGGAGATGGCATTGTCTCCTGCAGAAGAAGTCACTCTAAAAGACCAGGTGATATTGGGAGATGATGCAACTATAACTCTTGATCTCAACGGAACAAACAGGACCATGTTGGTAAATTACATAGATACTGCAGCTTCATCCACAAGGCAATCTGTAAGGACTACCATTCTAACAATGGACGTAAAAGATTGGACTTGATAGTAAACAAAGTAACAAAGACAAATAGAAAAGATAAGCAGGAATATCTGTTTGGTGAAAATTCAAAATTTGTTTATGGTAACGGTTTAGATCCCAGTAATATAGAAACTTCTTTTGAAGGACGTTTGATTTCTTTTATGGTTGATGACAAGTATCATGTCAGCATCTATGCAGAGAATGATGAAAGATTTCCCAATACAAAATAAAAATTAAGAAACATAGTGGAGATTCTCCACAAAGTTATAACAAAAAATCCCGTTTCTTAATACTATCACATTCCTTTTCTTATTCATGTCAGAAAGAATGGTGAACATACCAGTACACTCAGAAGTCAGAAGATTGATTAAACTACGAAAGAAAAAGATGACTTACAATGAGTTCTTTATACTAATTTTACATCAGGAAAATTAATAAGAAAATAGCTAGTTAAAAAAACTATAATTAGTATTTCATTGCATGTCTTTGCAGATTAACACACCAGCTGATCGTACTTTTGTTTATGAGAATTCACCTTTCCAATTTGTCGATGCGGAAGGAACAAAACAACTCCTGATGATTAAGAATTGGAATTTCACTCCAAACATATCTGACTTTGACATTGACAGAATAGATACCGCTGCTCCCATATTTACAAAAAAAAGTGACGTTTTAGGTACATTCAACTTTAACACTGTAAACACCGTTGATTTTTACGAGGATGGCAGTGCAGCCAATCCTACTACATACAAGTGGTGGGCTACACAACTTGCACTAGGAGAACCTCCATCTGTGACTTTTCTTCTAAGGATGCATGCGCCAAAAACTGCTGGTGATGCTGAAGTTGACATAACATACATTGGCCGAATAATGTCAATTCCACTTGACAGAGTTGACGAGACAGGCCCACATACTTTCAGAGTCAACGGAGAAATAACATCAATAGGCCCAATTACGAGGACTGCGACACCAGTACCACCATAGAATGACCAGAATAATAATTAGCTCTACAGCTCAATTGAAAGTTTTTCAGTCAAGGATTAAAATTCTCAAAAGTGTTTTACCTACATTACAAAAGCAGGCAGTAGACAAAATAGCAAACGAGGAAATCCTGGAAGACATTCACCAAAAGATGAGACAGAATGATTTCTCTGAGAAAATAATTGATGCAACATTTGTGGGAAAGACTGAGAAAGTTGGAAACAAGTTCAGGACTCACTTTATCTCAAACTATGTAGATCCCAAGACTGGGTTTGATGTCTCAAAAGGACGTGAGGAAGGAACTGAAAACAACGTAACAAGAAGACCAAAGAATCCAGACGGAGCTTTGAAAATTCCCCTACCTACTGGAGAAATAATATTTAGAAAGTTTGCTACTCCAAAAGGAATTGAAAGGCTGCAGATAATAAAAAAGACTGTAACAAGAGCACAAAACGAAATTACGCAAAACGTCCAGACGGAGCTTGGTTCACTGTATTCCAAGATTCTGGGAGTATGATGAATAATGGTAGTAGATCAAGTTTTAGAAATTGACTTAAACAATCTTACACCGCAATCACTTGAGGCAATTGACAAGCAAGTAGACAGACTACTTGGTGAATTTGAAAACAGAGACACACGTTCAGTCAAAGAAAAGTTTGCAGACCCACTAACAATTCCAAACAGTCAGAAAGAAGAGGGACTGAGAAAGATTTTTGGAAGGCAGACATTTTCTAATCTTCTGAGTTTTGGTTCGAATCCAGCATCATTTATCCAGGGAAGCGTCACAAGACTAATCCCATTTATCGGAACCGCACTTGCAGTTACTGGAGTAATAGCTGCATTCATCAAAAAAGTGGATGACTTTCAAAAGAAGTTTATCGATAACGTGGATGGCAGAATCAATCTGTTTAGAAGCAAGGAAAAACAAGCAGAGATTCAAGCTGGACTAACGCAGTTAATCATCACGTCAGAAGCTGGTAGTGCAGAACCACGAGATGCATACAATACGTTTTCAGTATTCAACGAAGACCAGTCCAAAATAGAGGCTAACTTTAGAATCAGTGATACCGCAGGAGTGGACTAATAATGGGTGTAGGTCTTGTTGCAAAGTCATTTAGGATTTTCAATCTTACTGCGTTAACTGACAATGCAACTGATGATTTTATTTTGTTTAACAATGCTGATGATGCAAACTTCAAGGATACTGCAAAAGAGGGAGCATATATTCTGACTTTGGAAAGAGGCGACCCTGAAGGCATAGGGAACAACCAAGCTGCAGAAAAAACAGATGGCAACACTCAGCCATTAGGAATTGTAGAGGGAACATTCATTGTAAAGGGATTCATTTCAAACATGCGTGGTGATGGTGGCACAGGAGCTGCAGCCGTTGCCTTAATCTCAGGTGGAGCAGTCACATCATTTACTGTCATAGATGGAGGGACTGGTTATACTGCAACTCCAGCTGTAACAATTACTGGAGTCGGAACTGGAGCCACTGCCAATGCCACAGTCGTAGGTGGTGAAGTCACGGCAGTCAATGTGGTTAGTGGAGGCTCTGGTTATACCTCAACACCTGCCGTTGAAATTGCTGGTGGTAATCCAATTGTGGCAAAACTAAGAGCATGGAAATCCCAAGCACAGGCAATTTTAGGAGTATGGGAAGCTGGAACATTTGGCTTTGTTGACTCTAGTGATACCGATAACAACCTCACACCAATTGGGACTGGTCCAAATGCAGTAGGACTAATCTTTGAAAATTTTAAAAAAATTGATGATTACAACCGCAACAGAATTGACGTTGAGCTAATATTCAGAAGAAGTAGGGGTCTTGACATCTAGTGTCCGTAGTGCCAAATTTTACACCGTACACTGAGGTACTGGTAATTCTAAAAAGGGCAGGTGAGGCTGATGTGGATTTGTCGGAAGCCTGGAGCACAATAGAATACGAGGATGCATTACCACAAAGCTGCAAGATTACTCTGACATCACCATTTGGATTATTTTCTACAAGAGGTCCAATCATTGTAAAGTATGACAAAATTTTTGTTAAAATTGTAGATGCAAGAGGCAGGATCATCCAGGACGTGTTTCATGTAAGAAAAATTAAGCGTCCAAGAAAACCAGGAAAGAGCAAGCAGCTTGTATTGTTTTGTCCTCACCAGTCTGAGCATCTTTGGAAGAGAACAATCTCACTTACCGCAAAAAGAACAGCTGGGGCTGAGGCACTAAACCAACTTGTCGGAATTCTAAACTTACCACAAAACAAGGGATCAGATGATCCAGACGTTGAGATTCCAACACCCTTTAACATTACGACAAAGGTTGGAAACAATTTGGATCCTAACACGTCTAACAACTATATCTTTGAGGCAGTAAAACTTCAGACTGCATTTGATGAGATAAAAGATATTGAACAACAACCTATCGAGGGCGGTGGTTCCTTTGAGGCAGTATTCATTCGGTTCAAGTCAAAGTATAATCATGATAGTCCATCTGATGCTGATCTCAATACGGTACAGGTCCAGGCGTTCCCTCAAGGATTCCAAGATAATACTGGAGTATTTTCAAACATACCAAACGTTACACTAATTCATCAACCATTGGAAAGTGCTGCATTACCGAAAACCAATGTTCTCACACTTGACACAGATGAAGATCCAGAGCTTGCAACAAACCTTCATGTGGTAGCTGATCAGGATTCGGGAAGCTATCTTGTTAACTGGTCGCAATTCCAAGGGGCAAAAGATGTATTCAATAATGCAAAAGAATGGAATGGTAGTAGTATATTCTATAAATTTGGAAGTCTCGTGAATTATCTGGGACTTGTCTACGAGTCTATAACTGATCATACATCCAGTGGAGGAAACCCTCCATCCACTTCGCCCACAATATGGATTAACAGAACATTTGTAAAACCTGCAATCTGGACTTTTGGAAATTCATACGGTCTGAATAATTTAGTTCGAAGGCTAAACATCTCATGGAAATGCATACAAGCTCACACCGCAGATAGTGTTAACGAGCCACCAAACTCTGAGTTTTGGGTAAGAATATTTTTTGCACCAGCCGTTGACTATTCCCCGTTAACAAAGGCAAACACACAGCTTTGGCTAAATGCATTAGCTGGCTCACAGTTTGCAGTAGATGCAACTGATGTAAATCAAGGAAGGGTATGTTCATTAGATCCAAATGCCTTTGTTGGTGATGCATTACATCCTAGAACAGTTGTAAGAATTGTCACAGATGATCCTGCAAACATTCCCACCATACACAAGATAGCAGGGGTGGACATTCCAGATGCATACAGAGTGTTGGCAATAGATCCAGCAACAGGTGCAGCTCCTACAAGTGGAATCTGGGGACCAGGGTTAACAGACTCAAATGGAGTATTGTTTGGTGGCAACGTCATTGAATGGGTTGATACTGATCTTGATGGAGTTGGCGAATGGATAGTATTCAAATCCAAAGTATTGGCAGATGACCAGGAAATATTTGATTACAACAGAGCAGAGCCTTGGATAAAGAATCCATGCAATCCAACATTCACACTTGGAATACCTGACAGGTATGTAGATAATGCTGGTGCATGTGTCTTTACTGTCGGTGGCGCACCAGCAGCAAGAAGTGCAATATGGGTAATTGGTTCTTATGCAATACAACAGGTTCCTCTTGTTGGCCAGTTCGGCGTGTTCTTTGAGAACAGGCAGATGGAATGCGCACACTCTGTAAAATGGGATTTGATAAATCATCATGTAGACATGGGAACCACACAAATTATTGATGATGATACTGACGGAGATTCTGCAGTCTTCATAAAATCCGCACCTACATTGATACAAGGAGGCAAAGACCAGAATCCATTTTTCCTTGGCTTTATGATTCATGCATTGAATCCACTTACAGGTCAGGACGATGCAGAGTTTCCAGGAAGTGGAGCTGCAGGAAGTGATATTGCATTACCTACGTTTGACTTTAACAACATGTTTCGTGATCACTTTGGAGTTCCGTCCTGGTTTGGTCCACAGTCTGAAGACTTTTTGCCAATCCAGAGATTTCTTTTTTGGATGCAGTTCTTGCTAACAAGAAATCCTTTATCTGAAATAGTCAACTTGACAGAAGGTGACTTTGAGCTTGGAATCTGGATGGTTGACACGCGCGACAATGTGAGAATTATCAAGAACATTAACCAAACAAGAAAAACAGACATACTTCCACAAAAAGGAGATCTTCCTGGAGATCCATACAAAGGAATTCCTGGTGCATCCACAATATTTTCTGCAGCGAATGTAGATCCTACAGATGCATTTGATCCTAGACGATTTTGGATGGGTGGAATCTATACTAGAGATTCATTTGATGGTCAAGGCAGATATCTTGGTGTAAAATCAAGATTCAGAAATGCCACTGAGATGCAATTTAACATGGACGGATACAGAATGGGAAAGCCAATAGTTGCCACAAATGCAGATGTGTTGCAAGCTAAACCAACACGAAACATCGGAACACAGCTAATCAAGAAGCAAAGCATCGTAAGCTATGCACAGGCAAAAAATCTCGTACTAGGATTGGACAAGATTTTCAACTTTGAAAGAAAGGTGTACACAGAAGAGACTGGAGGACGATGCGACATTGCGTTTGGTGATTCCGTATACTATACAGATTCTGAGGAAATCAACGACACCACTGACTCTCTACCAAACACGATAAAGGGAGTAAACACCAAAAACGTGATCTCACTATCAAAGGGAAAGAACGGACCTGGAGGCATGACAAACAAGTTTGACTTGACAACGAGGATTTGGCCAACATGAGCAGCAGCACTGGAACCAGAAAGCAAAGAGACGTTCAGTCTCGTGCAAACGAGGCACTCATTGAAGCTGACAAGGCATTCATAGCATCACTGAAGAAATTCGGAGAAGCAAATCCCACTGCAGGTTCTGCAGGAGGTTCAATAAACAATTCACCAAATACTCCTACAGGAAACTATCTGGCAAGGGAGGGTGATTCAATGATTGGTCCGTTTGCATTGGGACCACCTGTTGATTTTACTGTGGAAGTTGATGCAAACAATACAATCGATATTGGCCCACTAAATGACAATCCACAATACTCTAGCAACATTCAGCTTGATGACTTGCAACCAAATTCTTCTGTCTTGGATGTAATTGCCAATGCAGCATTTGACGGTCAGGAGTTGGTCATCAGAACTTTTGCTCCCACGTTACCATACACCATATCTCAGGCCACACTTGGCAACGGTGGAAACATCCAGACAGGTGATTCAAATGATCTGATAGTTGGCGACTTGCAGACAATAACACTTCGTTTTGATGAGTCTCTAGTTGTCCATGCAAACACTGGTGGTACATGGAGGGTAGAGTCAACAAGTGCCGTAGTTACTGGTGCAAATGGTCATACTATCCAGGATGAGGGGATCGGATTACCTCAGCAACCAATTCTGAATTTTGTCGGACCAGGAGTTGTAGTAACCAATGATGGTCCAGGCACTGCATCAGTTGTTACAATTGCAGGTGGAGCTGGAACCATACCAAATGGAACCGCAGAAAATGATCATCTAGAATGGGATAATACTGGAGGCGTCTGGTTGGCCAGTCAAGCTTTCACATTTGGATCAACTGGCCCATTTGCTGATTCTGGATTCAACAGATTTGCAAATGACGAGATTATGCTATCTGCAAGAAATTCTGCGGATGACGGAAACCTTGAACTAAAGGTAGACTCTGCAGATTTCTTTGACTTTACGGAATCTAATAATGGCATAGTTGGAATCAAACTAAGAGCACAACATGCAACTAATCCAGATAACACATTAACATTAACTCAATTTTCTGGACTTACTGGACAAGCAGAACTATTCTCACCAAACAGGTTTCACTTCTTTGGATCTGGAACTGAAGAGGTTTTTAATTTTGATGAGAACAGAATTGAAACTCTGAAAAACATCCTTCCAAATATTAATGGAACGATAAATTTAGGCGGTACAGCATTGCGATATCTTGCAGTATTTGCAGCAACATTTGAGTTTGATACTAACAGAAGATTGGATTTCAATACTGGTGGTGGTGGAATCACAGTTGACGGTATAGGAGACTCATTTACAATCTCAGTTGATTCCGTAACAAAGGCAACCATGTCTGGAACCTTGACCACGCTTGCAGGCAATGTCAACATTCTAGGAATTGCAGGTGTTGGAGACAAGGCAGAATTTACAGAGATTACTGCACCTGTTGGAAATCCAGCTGCCAATACTGGATGGGCATATGCAAAAGAAGCTAATGGAACTCACTCCGAACCATTCTGGGAGGACGAGCTTGGCGTTGTAACAAACATGCTTCCAAGTAGATGGGCTGAATTCCCAGCATCAACAGACGTTGATCTAACAACTGGTGGATTTGATATTCTTGGTGGAGGGGCTGGTCAGGGAATGACAAACATAGGCCATCTAGATTTTATCGATAATCTTGCAACTCCAGCAGCTGCAGTCTCATTATACTCTGACGGATCAGATCTCTTTGCAAATACTGGCGGTGGTGTGGTAAATCTTTCTGATATCGCCAACATTTTCTCTGGATTATTATCTGATCTAACTATTGATGCAAACAAGGACTGGGCTACAATGTCAATTACAAACCTTGCATCCTTGCAATATGTCGACTCAGGAAGTGTTCCACGTGGAACCATTTCAGGAGATGCAGGTGCAGCAGCATTAAGGTTAGCAACTGCAAGCGGTGGGAAGTTTATAATTTCTGATGTCATTACAGACATTGCAGAATTTACAGATGCCACAGGACTGACGATGCTTGGCACTCATGTAATCAACATGGGCAAAAATGCAATCAATACAATTGGAGAAACGCAGTTTGACACTACAACAGCATTTAGTCCGACTGTTGCAACAACGATAGGATTTGACACCGCATTAAACTTTCTAAAATATAATGTGGGACTGATAACTGATGTTCACGCATGGTATGCAGCTGGTGAGCTACTTGGTTCAATATCTAGAATTGGCGCAAGCTCTGGCCAGTTAAACATTGACGCTATAGTTGCAAATATCTTACAAGCTGATGACCAGTTGTTTTTCACTGATGCTGCAACCGATCCAACTGTAAACGGACAATTCAGAAGAAACGGAGATGATGTATTGGTATTTTCAGGTGGTGCTCTAAGAAATCTTTCAGACGTTGGAACTGTAACTGGACTGACTGCGAGCAGGGTGTTAATTTCTGATGTATCTGGAAACTTGATAGTTTCTGCCATAACTAGTGCAGAGTTGGCAAATGCACTAACTGGCTATCCTGTTGGGGCATCAGTACAAACGAGACTTGATGCATTGGAAACTGCAACTATTGCTTTAGATGATCTATCTGATGTTATTCTGACTACTCCAACCAATGGAAACGTTTTGACATTCAATGGTTCTGCATGGATTAATGCAGCTGGAACTTCAAGTTCGTTTGCAGGACTTACAGACACCGACATTGTTACACCATCTGCAGGACAACTTCCAATTTACGATGGTGTGGATACATGGGATAACACCACAGTTTCAGGTGACATAACACTAAATGCAGCTGGAGT